TAATGCCCGTTATCTAGACCTCTTTTTTATTATTCACGCGTCCTACCACTTGAACGACCGCCCCATAAATGGGGCAGGCTGGATTCGAACCAACATAACGGGTTTTTCAGACCTTAATAAAAATAATATTTGCAGTAAAGGTCTATGGAGCCACCACTGGGACTTGAACCCAGCCTCTCACGCTTACCAAGCGTGCGCTTTACCAACTAAGCTATGGCGGCACATAAGGTGAGGTTTCCCTCAACCTTACATAAATATTATACCAGAATTTTTACTTAATGTCAAAGAATAGAGGGTTAAAAATGTCAAATAGAGTAGGAATTATACCCTTTGCATCTTCACCAGTTAGAGTTTGATGAAAATAACCATAATCCTTGCAGAAAGCCTCAAGTAGTTCACTATACTTATGCTGAGCTACGACCATGGCCTTACGAGCTTCTTCAACTTCTGCTGCACGAGTCTTGCGTTCAGCCGCGAGCTTCTCTTGCTTTTCCTTAGCTTCACGTTCAGCCTTTTCACGTAGAATCTTCTCACGATTTTGCTTTTCTTTTACCTTGAATTCAGCTTCTAGGCAAGCCTTTTCTGTGTCATAAAACTGCTTTGTTACATCACTATAAAACTTCATAATAAAATCTCCTTATCGTTCCTATCCGATATTTTTTTCTATGTCAAGGGGAATCCTCTCTCCCCTTGACATATTTATTATAACATAAAATTATATTGAAGTCAAATATTAAGTTACTTCACGCCAAGATGTTGGATAGGCCGCAGGTGACCACACATTATTATCAATTAGATTTTCATATACTTTGCCTTCAAATCGAACTTTATCTCCAATTTGATAAGCATTAGTAGAATCAGGTTGCTCCCAATCTGGAATAACTTCTTGGTCTGGAATTAAAACTTTAGCCCATAAACTTGCGGCCGCGAGCGGAGTCCAAGATTCTTGAGAATTATGTGGCTGTAAGCAACGATATAAAATATTTTCATATCTTACTCTATCATCTTTCTCATATTTAATATTAGGCTCCCATTTAGGAAATAATTGAACCGCTTCAAGCGCGTCAGTATCATCTAAATTTGCGGCAGCTTTTTCAATATATGGGCGAAGCTTGATTGCTAAATCGACTAACTTTCCCATATTACTCTACCCCCAATAAAATTTTCGCGGCTTGAAGTTCTTCTTGCAACGCGGCAATATCAGTTTGCTGTTTAAATAAAATATCCAGATATTCATCTTTATCATACTCTACTAAAGTATAACAAAAACAATTAACTGTATTTTCTTCTACTTCTATAAGTTTTTCCTTAACATCTGTTGAAACAAAAACTTTTGTCGAAGTAGTTTCAATTTCCGGTGGCTTATTCATAGAATAAGTATTTTCATAAAATTTCATTTAAACCACCTCATACCATAAATTATAATTATGATTATCAATTAAAGTATTTGGAGTTGGGATATACATTACTCGTGCAGAGTCATGCTGATAATGGAAATCTTTTTCAATATTAAAGCCATAATAAAAAATTCCTGCATTTACATTAGAAACAGAATGGCCTCCAATTATTCCTTCATATTCAACATTTTCAGATACTGGAGGATAATAATAATCGCCAATAGGAAGATTACTATTTGCATTAGAAGAAGCTTCTATTGGTAAGAATACCCAAAGGTGATTTTCATCATAACCAAAAGCATTAATCCAATTTTCTTGAGATGCTAATTTAAAATCTATAACTTTATCTTTATAAGTCATAATATTATTTATAATAGAAACTCCATCAATAAATCTCCACATATTACCAAATGGATTTTCCATGCCTCTATAAGAAATAGCACATTGTCCTGTGGTAGTATATGTAGAAGAATTTCCATTACGCACATTTATTGTTGCAACTGCTTGTCCAGAATTATTTCCTAAAGATAAAGTAGAGCCTGTATTGCAAGCATAATTTAATCCTGCTGTTGCAGTTAATTGAGTTATACCTACATTAAAAGCGGATTGAATATTTGGCCGTCCAAATTCAACCATCATTAGCATTTGATTAGCAGATTCAAATTCAAGATTAGTCATCTTCCAACCAGTACCATTATTTTCACACATATGTTTTGCCGCGGTAGAAGTAAATTCTTGAGTTTGGCCACTAATTGGTTTAGCATTAATAATAGAAACTAAACAATCATTTTCTAAATCAATATTTTGAGTATCATTTAATTCATAAGAATTAGAATTTACTCTATAAGTGCCGCTTTCAAAAGCGGGTAACAAAACATAACGTAAAGCTCTCCCTTCTTCATCTCTAAATAATGGATGTAAAATAAAGCCAGCATATTTTTGGTCAGCTAAATATAATTGTTCTTTATTAATTTTAAAACCATTAGAAATTTTAGAAACAGAGAGAGGAACTCGTAGATAATAGAAAGCTGGTTGATAAACCATAATGCGTTGATTAATCAAAGAATCAGGGTCTTCTTCTCCAGTTAAGAATTGTTGAATATTTCCTTCTCTATCTACAATACAACGTTTGCGGCCACCATACATTTTAAATTTATTAAAATCTTGACCCGCAGTTAAGTCTTTTGCTCCCTGTAAACGAGTAAAGGTTTTATTAGCATAATCTAATTCAAGTCCTACTATATTATTATTTTTATAAGTCCCAGAAATAATTTGTGTTAAAATAACATCTGCTTCGGTAATAGAACTTGGAATAATATTACCATTTTCATCAATAGAAACAATAGAGCCTTCGTTCGCGGCAGAAATATTGCCTGAAATATTTCCAGAACCGCCGCCAGAAATTTGGATATTTTTAATTTTATTTTCTAAATCGGTTTTTTGATTATTTAAAGCATTTGTTATTGCTTTTTGAGTCATACTTCCATCTTCATTAGAGCCTGTAGAAGTATAATTCTTCATAATATTAAAAGAATTTAAAATACCCTTTTTCCGCACTTTTGCTTTCTTGCCCTTATAAGAAGAAGTATTTTCATCTTCTACTATTACATCAGTAACTGCATTATCTATCGCGGATTGTAAAGTTGAAGTAGATTGGGTAATTTTTTCATCAACTACTTCACCAGCGGCAGAAGTTATTTCTTCTTTCATATCTTCTAAATTAGAAGCAATTTCTTGTGCTCGCGTATTTGCGGTTTCAGCCGCGGATTGTGCTTCTTGTGCGGCAGTAAGGGCTTCTTCGGCTTGGTCTAATTTTGCTGCAACTTCGTTAGCTTTTGCCATAGCTTCATTAGCTTGACGAGTTAATTTCTCCGTTTCTCCTGTAAAGGATTTCTTTTTGGCTATTAGAATGTCTAAAATATCCATAAGTTACCTCCTTTAGATTTCTTTCCACTCTTTGTGACTATTGGCCACATAAGCTTCAAGACCTCCACTTTCTCCTTCTACAACAACACATGTTGAACCTAAAGTAATATAATCAGGGTCAATATCTGCTCTATCTTCCATTGTATCACAATAATGTTCATAAGTAATAATATTATCTTGTGAACCACGTTTTGTCATTATATGTGCCATAAACTCACTTCCTCTTAAAAATAATAAGCCAGAATAACGACTTATGCTTCTTAAAAGAAGTGAGTTTATTAGTATGTTATTCTGGCTTTTACTTCAATCAATTATTTATTTCTTATTTGATTAAATAATTAAATTAAATATAATTTATTCTTCTTCTGGTTCTGGTGTTGGTTCAGAATCTGGCAGTTCGGCCAGCTCGCCGATCTTTGTTGCGGCAAGCTGATTACCACTATTAATAATCATCAGTGTGGCAATCTGGAGTTGGCGAGTATCGACTTTACTCATGGCCGCAACTGCCTCGCAGTACGCGCCATTTGCTCGCGTATAAGTCTTGGCGAGGTCGTTGCCATAGTTTTTGCTGTCAAACAGCTTTGGGTAGCCGTCCAAATGGTTAAATACCCCGTTGGCGTCAACGATGTAGGCATCTGCCTGATAAATTTCGCGTTTCATTATAATTCCTCCTTATTTAGAAATATAGATAATTTACTGCATAAACACCGGTAGTTGGTACACCTGAACCCCAAAAATATAAACCATTACCGGAGAAGCGGACCAGATGGGATTTACCGGTTGAGCTGCTTGTAATGGTTAACCATCCTTGTCCACCACCGTTGTTATCGTTAACATGTTCAAAACCTGATGGTACAGTACAAAGGGTTCCACCACTCGATACGCCACTACCTGTAATACTAATCAGTCCGATTAGGCGTTTTAATCCATTCCCATATTTAATGCATCTAAGCGGTTCGGAACCCCCGCTTACATTAGAGCCGTAATTAGAATTAGGAATGGACGTATAAGCAGCAGTGGGAATGCCCGGTGCAAGGTTGGCACAAGCATTGGCCGGGGTAGTTGCTCCTGTACCGCCATTATCTACAGATAATGGATGACCAAGAGATAAATTAGATGTAATTCTTAATACTCCAGATGTCATTTCAATAAGTCTACTAGTATAACTTGAAGCGCCTTGATAATGAAAATCAATATACCCTCCATTAGTAGTACTACTTGAAGTAGTAAAAGAAATATGACTTGGAGAAGAAACCATTGCACCAATGTTTGCAGGTGTAATACCTAATTTAGTTCTTGCATCAGAAGCAGTTGTTGCTCCTGTGCCACCTTGTGGTATAGTAACTACATTAGCGTCAGTAAGTATGTTATAACTTCTATTTCCACCTGTTGTAGTGGGTGCTGGAAGACTGTAAAACTCATAATCACCATTACTATTCGGTGTGTACTCAATGAACGAGATCTTGTTATTGTTATGATCCGCATATATTTCAGACCTCAGACCAGAGCTATTTGAGAAAAATATTTGGGAGACCGAATTATTTTCGATTTTCAATGGCCCCGTCATCGTAGCAGACCCAGTGTTGTTTACCGCCCCGATATTCGCTGCTGTTAAATTAACTTGTCCAGTTCTATAGCTGCTTTCCGCGTTACCTTTTACTCCAGTAATAGGATAACTAACTCCAATATCAGCTAATGTCGCAGTTTCACCTAAACTTATAGTTTTATTACCAATTTTAATTGAAGAATTTGCTAATTTTCCATTTGCAATAGAGCCAGCAAGCATTGCATTTGTAACTTTACTCTCACCAATTGTAGTTGCAATGGACCAACCTCCAGTTGAAGATGCAGAGCCTGTTACATCGCCGGTTAAAGTAATACTTTGAGAGCTAGCAAATTTAGTTGCAGTTGCGGCGTTACCTGTACAAGAGCCAGAAGAACCCGTTACATTACCTGTGACATTGCCTGTTAATGGACCAGAAAAACTTGTAGCAGTTACTTTAGCGGGGAAAGTGGCGTTTTGAGAAGCATCAAAATTATATAAATGTCCTGTTTTAGCCATCGTAGAAGGAGTGTCCCATCCAACTCCTCCAAAGCCCATTATTTTTTCAACATCTAAGCCTAGATAATTAGTATTACCACCATCAGCTTTAAATGTAAAACGAATATTAACATATTGGCTATTTTGAGAATTAGAATTGCCATAGGTTGTGAATGCAGAAATATTAATAATATTCCAACCACTCCATCCGCTTAAAGGAACATCAGCAATGTGCGTAGTATAAGTAGTAGGAGAACTTTTTAGTGCTTTATCTATTGTTACAGTACAATTTGAGCTGCCGCCAGTAGAAACATAAATTGCAATTTTATTTAATACAGTATAAAGATGACCAAGTTCGGAATTTAATGTAATTCTTAATTGGTATTTTGTGCCATTTGCAGTTGCTTTATTAGTGCTATCTGCTTTACCTATAAAAAAAGCCTTGCCGCCAGTACTGAATAAATTTTGTTTTTCTAAATCTGTTGCTCCATAATCTGTCCAGGTAGAACCATTATCTCTGCTATATTCAACAGTTATTCCTTCTGGTTTAAAAAAAGCTAATCTATTCGCGCCTAAATCTCCTATCATCGCAGCGTCAATAGGGCCGTATGAACCAGAAAAGTTTTTTCCGCCCCATAATAAGTTGGCTTCATAAATTTGTTTATTTGCATCTGATGTATTATCAACGTTGCCCAAACCTACATCACCTTTAGCCAAAGTGACTGCGCCGGTCTTCCCAGCAACGCTTGTTACAGGCTTACTGTCAGTCCACGGAACGTTTACTGCTAAGTATCCACTTTTATCTACTGCTACTGGGTATACTCTCCCGGAAGTAGTAGTGGCCGCTGCACTATCAATCGTTAGAGCAGTTTCACTACGCAGTTTTGTTTTTAAAGTGCCGCTTCCTGTTATTGTACCACCAGTTAACCCAACACCAGTGGCAACACTCGTTACTGTACCGGTGTTTGCGGTTTTACTTGCAGCAAGGTCATAAGCTGTTTTAACGGCTTTGGAAGAAGCTGCGTCGGATGAAGACGTGCTTGAAACGGAATCACTTACTGGACGCCAAGTATTATTATCTGGAATAGTAATTGTTTGAGCGGTACCAGAAGATGGTGTTAAAGTAATTTTATGGCCATCACTTGAGTCTTGTGTCAAACTATACGTAGTATTATTATCTGTAGTTTTATAGCCTTTGCCTTCAACAAAAGCTGCTACTGCTTGAGAGGTAGGAAGATTTGTTGAAGTTGAACTTGCTGCAATAGAGGTATCTACACCTTTTGCTGCCGCAGCACCAATGGTTCCCAAATCACTCACTTGCGATTTGGTAATAGAAATATTGCCAAATGTCGCACTAACCTTACCATCGGTTTCAGAGAAAGCAGTCAATGTTTTTCCTGCACCAGGTGTTGTATTATTTAAGTTGCCGTCTAGTGCTGCAATGGCATTAGTAACTGTGGATACAGTCGCTGCCTTATTGGTAGAGGCATTATATGTTCCATCAAAAGTATAAGTAGTATTACTGCCTGGGATTCCCAAGTCTGTAATATCCGATTTTGCAACAGCCGTTGCGGCAGTTACGTGACCTTCACTATTGGTTGTAATTTTATATAGTCCAGAACTAAAAGCTGAACCTTTGTTTGTCACTGCATGAGCATATGCGGCATTGCCATAATCTCCTCTATAGGCAGTAGAAGATGTAGTGCCTAACGCAAGAGAAGCACTAATCTCAACATATGCTGTGCCGCTCCAACGATATGTTTTATTTGTGTCTTGTGCAATGTAAATTTTGCCAGATTCTCCTGTAGTTGGAAAAGAACTTGACTTTGCATATTCAAGAACATCGTCAACATAAGAAGGCAATTGAGAAGATGGAACCTTACCATTACTATCAAGTTCTGCCACACCACTCGCTGCGCCTTTTGCAGAAGTAGCAATAGCTCCAATATTCGCGGGTGTGAGATTTACATTGCCAGTGCGGTAAGAGGATTCGGCATTACCTTTTATACCAGTAACATTTCCTGTCGGTGTTGCCCACTCACCTTTATTATTCAAGAAAGTTGTGGTACTAGTACCTAATTGCGGACCATTTGTAATAGTATTAGCTCCATTAAACTTAGCTAAATACCCACTAGTACCAGAACCTGTTACATTATTAGTAATACTAGGAGTAACTGTAACCGTTTGTGCAGAACCTCCAGAAGGAGTTACTTTAAATCCATTCGTACCATTTTCAAAAGTATAAGTTGTATTATTATCAGTAAACTTAGCATCACTAGGAACATCTTTATTTACAGTATGGCCATTAACAGTAACGGCATCACCAATATATTCTTGGAACTTACCATTATGATACCAAAATAATTTATTTTCCAAATAAAAATTTAATTGATAGCCACCCGCGTAAGAACTGTTATAATAAGGAAAACCTAAGAACCAATATACATAACCATCAGCACTAGTAGGAATATCTTGTATCCAAGCGCGCTTATAGTCTCGATTATTATAGCTAACTGTAAGTGGAGCTAGATAAAATAATCCATCGGCTCCTATTGTGCCTCTTAAATATACGGCTTTATATCTTTCTAATCCTAATGTAGTTAAAGAGCTACTATTAACACAGTTATCTGTATATCTAAAGTCTATAGCGTGAAGAGATTGGTCTATACCAGATGTTACTTCTGCACCAGTAGCAAAATTACTACTAGTATTATAAAATAACCCTTTAGCCCAGTCAAACCCTGCTGTATTATATACTCTATTAACATTGATATTAGTGGTAGTACTAGTATAACCATCACTATATAGAGAGATACCCTGTGCGTGATTGTCTCTATCAAAACCAAATATAGCTGAACCTGGAAGTCGGAAATTAGAACTAACTACCATACTATTATTACCTGCATATAAACGCGTATATGTATCAGTATCTCCTGATTCTTGTAATCCGTTTGAACTAGCGTTAAAACTGTACTGTGTATAATTAGATGGTGTGGAGGATGTATAGGCCTTCGGAGCATTGAAAAATGCAGCAGTACAATTTCTAGTTTCTATAATATCAATATGAATATTTTTATTTACTGTTGTGTCGCCATATGAACTAGCTAATCTATAGCCAAATTCGTGTGGATAAGAACTAGAAGTACCTTCTAAAATAACGTGCCGATAAATAGGGTATTTACTATAATATGAATTAAATATTTTATAAGCCGCATAAGTATCACGTACACCGTAAATTTCAACGTCTGCTCTATAAGTATAAGTTGTATCATTTGGAACTTCTATGGTAATTATATAATGTAATAACCACATTTGTTCAAAAGAAGTAGGGGTTATAGAACCAAGCATTTCATAATAATGCGTTCCACTACCATCTTGCCCATATTTTCCTGTGACAAAAGAAGCACTTTTAATTGGCCTAATATTATCAGTTTTAATATCTGCCATAGTCGCAGCTTTATTTGTAGTTGCGTTATAGGCAGTATTAAAATTATAAGTAGTATCTTTTATATTACAAACATCACCATTAGGTAATTCAATTTTACTTATTGTATATTCATTATTCGCCATTTTCTCACCCCTTCAATAAAAGTAAATGGTATAAATACCATTTACTTTTTATTGACCATGAGTTAGTGTTAATCCAGTAGAATTTGTTAATACAGTAACACTATCTTTATTATTCCATTGAGTATTTGCTCCAGAAGCAGTAGCCTTAATATTTGTTGTTGTAGGAGTAACTGTAATTGTACTACCAGTACCAAGTACTTCATCCGTAACAATATTTGGATAACCAGTAACTGCGTTAGCAGTACCATTAGCTCCTACAGCAGTTCCAGAAGCTGAACCACCAATATATTTAGTTGTTTTACTAATATCTGTTGCTACGGAAATAATGCCAGAGTCTTCATCATCCGCACCAGTAGCAAGAGTTACAGTTGGTTGAGTAACAGAGAAAGTTGAATCTACTCCTATAACATTACTTGCAGCAGGAGTTCCAGAACCACTTAAAGCAGAAACAGTAGTTCCACTTGCAACAGATTCAACAATTGTTGCTCCAACATTTGTTGTAGTAGATGTGGCAACAGTAGAACCAGTTGCTACAGTAGTCGCGGAATCAGCTTTTTTAGCCGCAGTTACATCTGAAAAAGTAAATTGAGTAGTAGTTTGTGTATTTAATTTTTTTGCTCCAATAACTAAAGTCTCATTACTTACACTAACATTAGCAAGGAAATCTGAATTAGAAGTAGAATTAGCTGCTCCACTTACTGTTGTTTGACTTGTAGCAGCAGTTGCTTTTGACGCTGTAACAGTACCATTACATCCAGTAATACTGGTTGTAGATAATTTTTTACTAGTTGGAGAAACAGTTTTCAATACTGTTTCAAATTTAGGACTAGTAATTCCAGTTACAGCACTTTTAGAGTCTTTAGAATTCCAAGAGGTATTTGCGCCACTCGCAGTTGCTTTTACATTAGTCTTAGTTGCAGTTGCATTAGTTAATACACCAACTTTTCCTGTTGCAGTAGTATCTGCGGCGGAAAGAGAAATTGTTGGTTGAGCAGTAACTTTAACTCCTGTTAAAACTGTTGAAGTAGATGGAGAACCAAGACCAGTCATCGCAGATACGTTATCGCCGCTAGCTGAAGTGCTTGTAATACCAGTTGCAACACTAATAACTCCAGTTCCTGCTGTAGCTCCTGTTGCTAAAGAAATAGTTGGTTGAGTAATAGTAAAAGTTGAGCCTGTACCAATAACAGTATCAGTTTTCTTATCAATAGCTACATCAGTTAAAATATTAGCTAAATTTAATCTTGTATCTCCAATTTTTTCCCAAAACCAAGTTGTATCATCACTTATGTTTGGTTTTATTACTACATATTCATCATATACGTCTAAAGTTTGCTCTGAAGGAGTAGTTGAAGATTTTACTAAATAAAAAGCTCCTGGAGTTGCATCTTTTGCTGCTAAAGTTCCTGTTACAGAACCAGCTTTCACGCCAGCTGGGATATTTGCCGCAGTAGCTGTACCAGTTCCATTCCAAGCAACAATAAAAGAACCACCATTTATAAAATTTCTTGCAACTTCATCTTTTATATTATACGTAGTACCAGAAGGTAACGTTATTTTACTAATATCTGCCATAATTTTCACCTCTTAATTGCGGTTTAATATTAAAGTTTCACCAGTTACAGAATCTTCACAATTTAATTTATTATTCCATTTATTGCGTTCTTCTGCTGTAATATGCCGTATTGTATCATTAATATGATTTAATAAATCTTCAGCTATATCATCTCCAACAAAAGGCAAATCAACGCAATAAGCAAGACCATCTCCAATTTTAATTCCTGCTACTGTTGCATTATTTCGTAAAGTTGACTTATCTGTATAAAGAACTATATCTCCTTTATTTGGAATATAAGTTAAATTATTATTCCAATCTGCGGTTGAACCAATTTTTATTTCTTTACCATTTATTGTAGCTGCATCAATAAAAGGCAAATTTATAACTTTTGTATTTCCATCTCCTACCTTTAAACGAGAAAAAGGGTGAGTATCATCAGCTGAATAAATGATGACCTCACCCTGTTTTGGTACAAAATTTGTCGCCAAGTTCCAATGTGCTTCAGTATCATTTTTCAACTGAATTCTCGTTTTTATGGTGTTTGTTGCCATAAAATCACCTACTTGGCATCATTTCAGCCAATTATTTGTTCATTACGAACCATTTTATATCTTTATTCTTACTTATAATAATGTTCATATCAACATTACCTTTAATGCCAGCAATTTTTCCAGTGCTAGTATATTGCCATAAATCACATTCAAAAGCAGGTTTTTTACTGCCTTCTATAGTTCCATCATTTTTATTATACCGCGGAATCCATGTAAAGTCAAATAAATCTTTTACAGATGAATAATTATAGTCATTATAATGGTTATGTGCGACATAACATCCAATTTTTTTAATACCTTGTTCGCGTAACTTTTCTGCAAAAGTTTTAATTGCTAAATTAGTTATTTTAGCTTCTTCCGCATCCATTACATAAAATAATGGATTATATTTTGAAGAATATTCAATCATTTTTCTTACTTCATCTTTAGCTTTTTCAGCTGTGCTAGCATAAGAATAACAATATACTCCAAATGGAATATTATATTTAATCATTTCTTTTGCATATTCATCTAATTTAATATCTTTGTCAGAGCCACAAGATGCACGAACAATAACAAGAGAAACTTCATTCTTTAATTTATTAAAATCTATTTTCCCTTGCCATTTTGAAATGTCAATTATTTTTCCATCTAAATTATAAGTAGTTTCTTTTTTAATTGGTTCTACTTTTTTATCATCTTTTGGAGTAGAATCTTTTTTTATAGGCCAAAAAATAAATGCTTGTTTTAAGCATTTTTTAAATTTACTTTTTTCTTGTTTTCTTGGAGTAGTATCTTTATTTGGGTCATTGGCATAAAAATATATATTATCTACTCCACGAGCGACAATAAAATGACCTTGAGAAGTCCAAAACTTATTATCCTTTGAATTCATACTACAAACCGCGAGAGCACCTTCGCGAAGTGCGGCTTCAAGAGTAGCAATGCTGGAAGTTTCTATATATTTTTCAAAACAATCAAATTTTTTAAAAACCCATTTATAAAAATCCCAATCAGTTCCACTATCGTATGTTCTATAACCATTATCAACAGCCCATTTACTTGTTTCAACGGGCGTAATTTTAGAATCTTCCCAAGTGGCAAGAATCATTGCCATAGAAGTAGTTCCGCAACCGCTATTACCAATTGTTTGCTTACTTGTGTGCGTACTATATTTAACACCTTTCCATTTTTTATCCCATTGTAGATACTTAATACATTCATTTAGAACTTTATCGCTCGAAGGAGTAACAGTTTTCCCCAAAATAAGTGCGGCCCAAGTTTTTGGTCCGCAAATACCATCTGCACTTAAACCACAAGCACTTTGAAAAGCTGCAACAGCTTTTTTGGTCTTAGAACCATAATCGCCATCTACATCTAATCCGCCAATTAAAATTTGAATTGCACAAGTATATACACTTTTCTTATTTTTACTGGTCGAACAAGTTGGTAGTTCTTTCCCCATTGCAATCCAATCATCATCATTAATAATTCCATTGGCAGTTAAATTATGTTCTTTTTGCCATTTTATAATAAAAATTTTAAAGGCGTCATCAAATGTTTCAGACGCCTTTAAAATTTTTGCATATTTAGTTAAATATTGGGCTACGGCAACTAATTTATCAGTATCTTTAACTTGAATAGTTTTTAGCATAATCATTCCTCCTCTGTATCATCAGGAATTTCACGCTCTATAATATTGCCTTTACCATCTCTAATTAAAATTGTATTAGATTCCCAGTTTTCAGGAATTTCACATTCTTGTTCGTAAATTAAAATTTCTTCCATATTAGTTCTCCTTAATCTGTAAGATATAATTTATCTGTCGCATTCCCACAATCAAAAATTACTATAGAAGTTTGTTCTAAATCATCAATATCTCCAGTAGTAGCAATACGATGTAAAGAAGTAGAACTTATTTTACTATCTAATTCATCTTTTAAAGCTTGAGATAAATCAGTTTTTATAATATTACCTTTAATTGCGTAGCTATTTTCATCACCAAATAATTCCCAAACAGTACCCGTCCAAATAAATTCTTTATTCTCATATAGAACAATATCGCCTTCAGAAATGCTGGTAATTTCTATATCATTTATTGTTGGATTTTCGGTACCACCATCTGTAATTTCTGTAGTAGAATTACCACGAAAACGCATTGCACTTGGAATACTATTTAAAATATCTGTTCTTAAATCAATTAAATCTCCCATCGTAGCAGCTTTATTATTTACTTTATCGTAACCTTTATTAAAAACTAAATCTGAAATATCAGATACTACTAATGGAGAAGAAGTTGAAGTGATATTTAAACCTTGACGAGTAAGCGTATCTATTTTATAAGTAATATTATTTTGATTAGCAATAAAAATATCTCCACTTTGGTCATCTAATTGTTCCTGTAATTGATTTAAAGCATTACTCAAAGCTTCTGGAGAAATATTCGCTGCAACAATACCACCAATTGATTCTTCAATATTTGTAATCGCAGCTTGAACATCCGTTTCTTCACTATTGTACTGAACTGCAACATCTTGACCAGTTAAATTAGATAAAGCATCTGTTAAGGTATCTAAAACTGTTTGAATTTTTGTAGTTTCTCCATTATATACTGCATTAAGATTCGCTGCATTTGGAGGAGTAGCTTGTTTAGCCCAAGCATAAACATCACCAGCAATAGCTTGTGTCCACGGTAAATGAACGAAATCATTTATTCCGTCTCCAACCTTTAAACCTATAGCGTATGGTGTTAATCCAGACTCTGTAGGATATTGCCCTACTGTATAATCCGGTTGTCTAGCAGAACTAGTTGGAATTACAGCAATACAAACTTCTCCAGGCTGAGGAATTGGATTTTCAGATATCCAATTATTTAAACTATCATATCTTAATTTAATTGTAGTTTTTAATTCTTTAACAGTTGCCATATTACCACCTCATTATGCGGTGGCATTTCCACCATTTATTATAAAAGTGCTCCCATTCGGAACATATAATAAATCAGTCGCAACAGAATTTAAAGACATAAATCCTTGACTATTTACCTGAATTTCATTTGGGTTAGTAGAAGATTTAACGCCCCCAAGCGCGCTAAAAGTTGCGACAGTTAAAGCTGGAGGAGCCGCGTTATATCCACTATCTATTAACTCTCCTTCATTATTTAAAGCTAAAGAATGACCTGGTGTATAATTATTAAGATTTAATTTTTGTAGATAATTACTTAAATCTGGAGAAGTATCTCCAATTTGAGCTAATTCATTATCTATTAATAAATATTCTCGATATTTATCATCTCCAGAAGCAGTTGTATCTTTAACCATATAAATAGTATCTGCTTGAATATTGGAGACTGGTAATTCATTAACTATTAATCTTTTTAAATGCGGAGCATTAACAATTGCTTGAGCAATTTTAACATCTACATATTTTTTAGTAGAAACATCTTCATCATTCGCAGGATTGTAATTCGCGCCCAAAGTGATACTTTCACAAATAATTTTACCTTGTGAATTAAGATAAGTAATTTTAGATTCAACCCAACGAGCAATTCCATTTTTAACTTCTAAAGCTAAATTTTGAGGCCATTGAGTTAAATCTGTCTCTTCAACTTCAACTTCTTGACCATCTTCAGAACTATACGTCCAATAGCTTTTCCCATAATTAGCTACAGTTAATTTATTATTGACTTTAGTAACTAAATTTTCATCAACGTCTCCGCTATTAATATAGTCTAGGTCATTAAATCTATGCAATCCATCACCAAGTTTTAATAAACCGGTGTCATTTTCCGCGCCAATTTCTCCTAAAGCAAGTATAGGATTTTTTGAGAACCATTCAGAAGCTGTATCATTACGAAGAATAAGGGTTGCTTTTACTCGATTATTTTGTGGCATTATGCTTCACCCCCATCAATTGTAGTATTAGCAATTAGCATTGCGTTAACTGGAATATATTCTTTATCCCAATAATATAAAATTTTTTCAACCAAATCAAAATAAAATTTATCTATTTCGCCAATTGTTGGGAAATCATTGTAATTAGCATAGATAATTTGTTTATCTTGCAAATAAGAACCAAATTTTTTCTTAAAATCAGATTCTGTTCCTTCAAATCCACTATCCGCGGCTAATTTGAATAATTGTTTAGAAAAAAAGGAAATTGACCAATTTTCCCAAGGATATATGCTTCCTAAACCTGCGGCACGAGGTTTAGGAGGCATAATAGCTTTATCATACTCAAGTAATAAATCTCTTGTTTTAGCTCTTGCTTCAGACATTTTGAGCCACTTCCTTAATTTCACAAATTGGAAGAGAAAAAGCCGCATAATAAGAATTTATTTCGTCTCCTCCAATTAATAAGTTATCTTCATCATATTGAGGATTTCGATAAGTTTTTATGTCCCAAAGATATTTTTTTGGCTCTAAATTTACTGTGTCTTGATGGCTAAAAGGAATGGTTAAAACTTCTTCAGTTAATTCAACCTCTTTTTCAAATACAGTAGTATGAGTCATTGGGTCATAAATAGAAAATACCGCTATATCTCCATCCTCTACTGTTCCTTGAACAGGAATTGTAAAAGAACCAGTATCGCCGCGAGGAATGATTAAACGTCGTTGAATTAACCTAATCATTTAAATCACCTACTTAACGATAATATCTGCGATAATATTGAGGATATTCATGGGTATAACGCATAAATTCCTCTTCTTCTTCATCACTATAATCACTTAAATTATAATTCGCATAATTACCTTCACCGCGACGACGGAATTGTAAATTCTTGTCATTCATGGTGCGAATTTTTTCTGCGTAATGATGCTGTAATTCATTTTGCTGTTGTAAGATATAAGACATATCATAACCAGTACTTTCTAAATCCATCATCTTGTTTTCAGCAGTTTGAATTTCTTTTTCAACATGCTCAATTAAATGGTCTAATTTACGTGCGGCTTCACGCTCATTCATTTGCTCTAAACGTCTTGCCATTTCAGATAAATATTGACGAGTTTCTTTTTCATACTCTAACCATTTCATAAAACCATCTTTTACAGCTGTACGTTTAGTTCCTGCATCAACATCATAACGAGTATAATTATACCAATTTTGTGGAATAACATTATTTGCATAATTTTTACCAGAATTAGCCATGCTAGTCATTCCATTATTATTCATATTAGTATTATTCATTTGGTTAGAAGTACTGTTATTATTGCTGTTGTTGTTATTATTATTGGCCATATTAGCCATATTAGATAACATACCACTTACCATATAAGTGGGCTGAACTAATTTATTATACTCCTTCATATACATATCTTTTGCTTTACGATAAGTTAATAATTCACAAAGCATTTGATATTCATGGCATTTTTGATAACCAGGAAGATTTAGAAAAGCATAATAATCTGCTAATTGCTCATGCATCTCTACTCCCTGCTTCATTCTATTAATTAATTCGGAGTAAAGAGTTTGTAGTTCTTGATTATTTTGAGCCATAACTCATCCCTCCTTAAATTAGTTTAGAAACAATTATATTAATATGAGCATCTGTTGCCTCAACCGTACTTGGATTAAGAATACCAATAGTAACTGCTGCAGAAGTCCAATTGCAAGGACAATCACTTTCTTCAACTACGACAAGAGCTTCAAACGCACCACTTGCAGAGCCTGCGGCCGCTAGAGTAGTTGTGCTAATAGCCTGAGGTAGTGGCACACCATTACGAGTAAGTTGAATAGAATAATCTCCAGCTTCAGCTAAAGTAGCAAAACCATCAACATGTACATTATAAATACCGCGTTTTGTTAAAGCAACTCCGCCTGCTCCAGCGGCAACAGCAGTATTTCCTTTTAGAAAAACAACATTATTTAAAGGATAAGTCCCATTAGCGGCGATAGTTACACCATCACTATAAGCTTGAATCATTTTAATTCCTCCTATAATAAAAAAAGGGCACTTGCCCGAAAACAAGTGCCTTTTGTTTTAAACTAGACACACTAAATGTGTTCGGTGTTTAAATTACATATTAAATCCATTACATCCACAACCATTATTATTGCAGAAAGGATTATTACCGGCATTATAAGTCCAGCCGGAAGGATAACGGACTACGCCATTTAAAGCATTTTGTAGCTGTAGGGCATCAATTTGATTCTGCATATCGGCCATACGATTACCAGTAATAGCATCAATAATCTTTTGAACACCAGCATTAGTAGTCTGATTAATTGCGGCTGTATTCATAGCATTTTCATAACGTGCTTGAGCGATACCAGCATTAACATTATTGAAGCCTTCCATTAGAGCCATCTTGGTGGAGCAGCAGCAATCATTCTGGTTAGCTAATAATTGCATTTGATTGGAGCGTACATCACCAATTTGAGCGATAATAGCAGCTTGAATATCCTTGGCTACATTAATATTATCATATTTAGCTTGGTTAGTAGCGGCAACACCTTGTGCTGTACCAGCATTAACAGCAGCTAAAATATCACGCTGATTAGCCATTTGATTCTGGTTGTCAAAACCACGTTGTACTTCATTAGAAGTAGCTAAATTTTCATAGCCAATAGCATTAGCGAAACCATTATTATTGCCGAAGCCACCATTGCCCCAGCCGCCCATAAGAGCGATAATTGCGAATAGCCAAATCATGCTACCCCAACCTCCATCCATGCCCCAACCATTATTACCATTACCAGTTAGTAATGCAACATC